TTGCCCTGCTCGAAAACGGCGCAGGCACGGCAATCGGGGAATCACTCAAGGGCGGCTATTACATCGACACCACCGGGGGGGCGACCTACACCAACACCGGGACGCAGGCTGTTCCGGTCTGGACGGCCTCCGTGACCACTGCGGCATATGGGGCCATGACCAGTATCGTTAATGGGCTGGCCGCAATGCACCTGTATGGCGATGGTGCCCCGGTCAACTATACGGACGGCACACCACCGGCAACAGGCGAAGGCACGGCACCGAAGGGCGCATTGTATTCCGACATTTCAGCAGGCGGGAGTGGGTTTGTTTATCGCAATTCAGGCACCCAAACCCAGCCGACATGGACCAAATTAGGAGACGCAGTATGATCGAGACAGTGAAGGTAAAGCGTGACGGGGCGAAGGGATACCACATCATCAACCTGGCCGACTTTCGGGAGGGTGAGCATGAGCTTTTCGATGCTGCCCCCATTGATCCTGCCAAGCTCAAGAAAGAGGACTTGCAGGCATGGCTGAAGGAGAAAGGTATCGAGTTCCCAGAAGATGCCAACAAAGCCGCGCTTGTGGCATTGATCCCGGCTGCTGAATAATGGCTCTCGTTGTCGAGACAGGGGCAATAATCACCGGGGCAGACACCTATGTCACCCGCGCTGCCTATATTGCCCACGCCGCCACACGCGGGATCACCGTTGCCGATGCGACTGCCGCTGATACTGAGCTTGTGAAGGCCGCTGAGTTCATCGGCACATACGAGCAACGGCTGAAAGGGTATCGCGTGACCAGAGAACAGCCGCTCGCCTTCCCGCGCTATGACGTTGTGATCGAGGGGTTTTCTTGGGCATCAACCGAAATCCCCCGGCAGGTCATTCTTTGCCAGCTTGCGGTTGCCCTGGATATTCATGCAGGGATTGACCCATACAATCCCCCGGCCAACCCGAACCAGGCCGTCCGAAGCAAGCGAGTAGAGGGCGCGGTCACTGTCGAATATTTCGGGACCGATGGCGGGGCGAAGATGAGCCGGGAAAGCTCAGCGTCTGCCCTCATTGCTTGCCTGCTTAAAAATAGCGGGCTTACTTTGGTGCGGGCATGACGTTTTATGCAGACATGGCGACCACCGCCAAAGACTTGTTGGCTGAGTTCGGGCAGACAGTGACGATTGCGCGGGTGACAGGCGGAAGCGTTGACCCTGTGACCGGGTCTGTTACGGCGGGGACCACGACCACCTATTCGCCGAAGGGGATTTTGCGCAACTACAACGCAACCCTGATTGACGGGACAAGAATCAAAGCTGGCGACATGGAATTGATCCTTGACGATACCATTGCCCCCCTGCTGACTGACAAGCCAGCAATCGGCGGCACGGTGTGGACCATTAAGGGGATCAAGGAAATCAACCCGGCGGGGACACCGCTTGTCTATTTCTGCCAGGTGGCGAAATAATGGAAATCCCACTCGCCCAGCTTGCAAAAATTGTCGGGGGCAAGGTGGGCGACTTGGCCCGCGCAATCAAGATTGAACTGTTCAATGGCGTAATCAGAGACACGCGGGTGGACACCGGCAGGCTTCGGGGGAACTGGCAGACCAGCACCGGGGCAGAATCCGGTGGGGAACTTGCCCGGATGGACAAGATACCGCAGGGCAGCAACGGGGGATCGGCGCAAGCCGAGGTTGAGGCCACAGTCAAGCCCGACACCGTGGACTATCTGACCAACAACCTCCCCTATGCGGCAGTGTGGGATGAGCGGGACGGGATGATCGCCCGGAATGTCGCCAGGATTGATCGGAACATCAAAGAAAGGATCGCCCAAGGATGAGTGCAAAGATCGACAAGGCACTGGTAAGCCGCTTCATTGCGGGGAGTTTCGGGCTGGCAATCGCCCATGAAAACGCCCCTTATGAGCCTGTCGTCGGCATCCCTTATGCAGAGTTGATGGTTTTGCAGAACGACACGACCGCCGCCACCTTGAAGCACAGCAACGAAACGGACGGGGTTTTTCGGGTCATTCTCAGATACCCGGCAGACGGCGGGGCCATCGCCGCAAAAGAAGTGGCGGACTTGATTTTTGCACAGTTCAAGGTAGGGCAACGCCTCACATATTCAGGCGTAACGCTCACCATTACGGGGAACCAACGGCAGCCGGGAGTACCGGAAGATGGATGGTACAAGGTTGTTTTAACAACGCCCTATCGGGCATTTTTAGCGAGGTAGAAAGCCATGCCTGATATCACAATCAGTGTCGGAACCGAGTTGCACGTGTCAGCCGCAGTCCCGGCCACCTATGATGTGGCTGGATATGAGGCCCTGGGGTGGACCGAAGTGGGAGAGGTTGAAAACATCCCGGCATTCGGCGGGAAAGCCACCGTGACGGAGTTTGTCCCGGTCAAGACCGGCGTTGTGAACAAGAAGAAGGGTTCTATCAACTACGGCAACACCACCGTGCCGCTTGGTCAGATTCTTTCTGATGCTGGGCAGATCGCCTTGAAGTCTGGATTCGATGGCGCGAACAAGGCCGTTGTCCACTCCTTCAAACTCGTGAACGCCACCATCGGCGCGGTTTACTTCACGGCAGAAATCACCGGCTACACCTACAATTTCGGCAACGCCAACGCAATCACGAAAAATGAGGTTGACCTGGCCGTAAAGACGAAGCCGGTTGTGGATGTTGATGTCTGGACCCTGACCTATGTGGCCGGGACACATGGCACCATCGTCGGGCAGGCAACGCAGCTTGTTCTCGCCGGAGAGGACGGGGTGGCAGTCTACGCCGCGCCGAATGCCCTGTATGCGTTCACGCAGTGGAACGATTCAAGCACGGAGAATCCGCGCACCGACACCCCGACCGCAAGCGTGACCTATACGGCGACCTTCACGTTGATCTAAATTTCAAGGCGCAAGCCTTGGGGAGGGGGGCGGATTGGGTCGCTGTCCCCTATGAAGCCCCCTTGTTTTTTAACATGACAGCGACCAGAGGACAGCGAAATGGACGTTTCAAAGTACAACACCACCGACGCGGCGAACATTGCCCGCAAACTTTCCCTTAAAGACCCGTTCACCAAAGAAACCTTGTTTGATGATGCCGGGGCCACCGTTGATATTTTCGTTTACGGGATGGTTTCCGATGTTTCCAGAAACGCCCAGGCCGCGCGGGACCGTAAATACGGCAAGGTTTCTATGCTGGATGAGACCCGGGCAAGCCAAGCCGGAGCCGAGTTTCTCGCCTCCATTACGCAAGGTTGGAGCGCAAACCTTGAAGGGCCGGATGGGCCGATTGCTTACGGGAAAGATGCGGCAATCAAACTCTACCTCGACCAGGATTGGATCGCCGGACAGGTCTTGGAGTTTTCCCGCAACCTGGCAAATTATGACCCAAAGCTCTGGGGCGGGTCCGCATCTGGGTCCGCCGCCTTGCCTGGCTCCACGCCGTCCCAGACAAGCAAACTCTCAGCCGTGGAGAAGCCCTAAAGGATTACGTCCTTCCAGACCTTGAGTGGGGGGCGCACCTTGTACAGTTTTTGCTTGAGATAGGACCGGGAAAGCTCACCGACGCCGGGGTTGTGCCGGTTGAATGGATAGACATAAAAGCCTGGGCTGAAATGACCAAAACGGACTTGCCGGGGCATGAGTCTCTACTAATCCGGCAGTTAAGCAAGGACTATTGCAATCAGTACGTTAAGGGAAGAAAGCCGAGCTGCCCGGAGCCGGGCGACCCGGTGGAAGTAAGGAAAAACGTGGCCGTTTCTTTCAGGAATATTGTCAAGCAGTTTAGGGGTTAAGAATGGATATCACCCGCGTTTCCCTGGCCGTTGATTCAACCTCCGTAAAGACGGCCACGGGCGACCTTGACAAGATGCAGGCCAGCGGCTTGGGGGCCGAGAAAGCCACCACTCAACTAGGCAGGCAGATGAACACGCTTGGCTCCACGGTGCGCACTCTTGCAACTGCTTTCGGCGCGTATAAGATCACGCAGTATGTGCAAGATGCGGCCATGCTTGCTTCGCGGTATGAGACCCTTGGCGTAGTCATGGAGAATGTCGGGCGCAATGCCGGATATTCCAAGCTCGAAATGGACTCTTTCGCCAAGGGCTTGCAGGGTGCCGGTATCGCAATGGTCGAATCCCGATCAGTGCTTACCAAAATGGCCCAGGCCCAACTTGATTTGACCCAATCGAGCCAGCTTGCCAGGATCGCCCAGGACGCGGCGGTAATCGGCAATATAAATTCATCCGAAGCATTTGACCGACTTGTGCATGGTTTGCAATCCGGGCAGACAGAAATACTCCGCACCATAGGTATCAATGTCAACTTTGAGAAATCGTATCAGGTTCTTGCCGCGACATTGCACAAGAGCGTCGCGTCATTAACCGAGGCGGAGAAGGCCCAGGCAAGAATGAATGTGGTTATGGAGGCAGGGTCGCGCATTTCGGGAACATACGAGGCATCCATGGGCACAGCAGGAAAGCAGATTCTCTCCATGACTCGCTATTGGGACAACCTCAAGGTGACAATCGGGGGGGCTTTTTTGGAAGGCTTAGCCCTCGGCGTGAAAGATGTCACGGGGGCGCTCAAGGACACGCAAAAGGCGGTTGAAGAAAACGATGCGGCAATGAAGGTGTGGAGCACGAACATTAAAGAGGGGGTTGCAGCCGCCATTGCTGATGTGAAGTTTTCTTTTGACATGCTCAAGGCAGTTTTTGACAAGCTCCCCGATGCGGCAGTTGGCGCGGCAGGGGTTGGAATTGTTGGGTTGATGTTGTTCGGCCCAGCGGGGGCGGTAGCATTGGGCGGCATTACCTTTATGATCGACCAGCTCAGAAAATTGAGTGATGTGATGGGTGAGATCGACAAGGGCAATATAAAAACGATGGGGCCGCTCGATGCGATATTCGACAAAACAGGGCTGCTTGACCAAGCAAGAAAAAATGCGGCGCAAGCCCCGGCAGCACGATCCAACGCTGCAATAATGGAAAGCAGAACAACCGTGTTGACTGGGAGCGTAGACGATAATTTCTTCGGTGGGCAGACCGGAGAGGCTGCATACTCTAGGACGCTTGAGGGCAAAAAAGACGCTCTCAAGCTGGACCCGAAACAGGCCAGCATGGATGCCAAACAAATAACCACGATATGGAAGGAACTACAAAAAGAGCAAGACAAAACAGCCACTTTGAACCAGGAAATGTACGATGAAATGGGAACCGGGGCCGTAAATGTTGCCAAGGAAGAAGTTGCCTCGCTGCTTGAGCGGGCGGCAAAGTGGCAGGCGGCTGGGGCTGATATTCAGAAGGTAAACGAGTGGCTCTATGAGCAATTGGACGAACTTCAAGCGAAATGGGCAGAGAAGGGCGACGAGGACGCGGACAAATATTTGCGCGATATCCAGCGGTGGCGGCGGGATATCCTTGATGAGTATCGGCAACTGCAAGAGGAAGCCGTGGCGGAGCTTGACAAAATTGGGGTGCGCCTGACTGAACTAGATAAACAGGATGTCAGTATTGATGTTTATGTGAGAGATCATGCCTCTGCCCAGATCAACGCGATTATTGCCAGGGCGCAGCAATTGCAGGCGATGGGGCTTGGTGCTTCCGGGTCTACTTCTGGTGGGAACACGACAAATATCAACGTGAGCCAGGCTGTCAGTCGGTCAGATATTTCCAACATTGCAGCCGAGACTTCTAGGCAGGCGGACCGCAGCTAATGCCCTATCCTACCTTCACAAGCGGGGCAAACTCCTTTGTCTTCATCGACACCGTTGCTCTCCCTACCCGCAGGCCGCTTGAGAAAATCCAGGCCAGGGACAGAACCGCCGCCGGGTCGTTGCAAGTGGAAGACCTGGGGGTATCGTCTATTCGCAGCTTCCCGCTTACCATCATGGGCCTTTCCGCTTCTGAAATGTCCGCGCTGGAAACGTGGTGGGATACCATTGCCAACGGGTCATTGAACGAGTTCACCTACTCAGACGAAAACGGGACATCTTATCAGGTTTTGTGGGTTTCCGACCAGCTCGCTTTTGTTGAGGTCGATTCCGGCATTTATAACGGGGAAATCATGCTTGAGGTTG